GGCGCGAACGAGGATGACGAGATCTTCAAGGGCGCGATCTCCTACTACGAGAGCGGCAAATCCAGCGTCACCGAGACCGTGCTGGTCATCCACGCCAACGACAGCGACCGGGCGGTCAACGGCTACCCGATCAACCTGACCCTGGAGGCGGGCCACACGCAGTCGGACGTGGTCACCGCGTGCATCAAGGCCATGGGCGCGCAGCCTGGGTTCATCACGCAACTGGACCCCTCCAAGAGCCCGCGCGGGAGGGCCTGCGTGGGGATGCCGAAGGATGTCCTGCGTGACATCGCGGACCACAACGGCGCGACCGTCTCGATTGAGAACAACAAGGTCAACATCCTGAAGCACGGCGAGACCTTCGCCGAGCACTCGCTGGTGCTGAACTCCAGGACCGGCATGGTGGGCTCGCCGATCCTGACCATGGACGGCGCGGTCCAGGTCACCTCGCTGCTGAATTCCAGGCTCAAGCCGGGCGCTTCGATCCGGCTGGACGAGGCGGGCGTCTACAACAAGAACCTGATGACCCTGACCCAGGCACCGGCCATCGGTGGCAACGTCCAGCAAGATCAGGTCAAGGTGGGATTTGAACTGCAGGCGTTCATCAAGAACGCGGTCAAGGCGGACGGCTTCTACAAGCTGGCGACGGTGCACCACACGGGGGACACGCGGGGCAACGCGTGGCACAGCAACCTCGTGACCATGCCCGCCAACATCACGGCGGCCCCCGCCGCGCCGGGGATCAAGTAAATGTCGGGAAGTAGTTCCGACGTTCTCAAGGAGTACATGGTCAAACTCACCTATCAGGTGAACGCGGCCAGTCAGGCGAGTTTCGTTCGTTCCTTGGTCGAGTCGGCCTCCTCCTCCTCGCAGGCCGCCAGCGCGATGTATCGGCTGGGCATGGCCGTGGCCAACATGGCCCGAGGCATGGCCGAGGCGGGCGACAAGCTGTACTGGATGGGCCAGCGCCTGCAGTCCTCGGTGCAGGGGATCGAGAGCGCCAGCTATGCCATGAGCCAGTTGGGCTCCTCGGTCTCCAGCGCGCACGCGTCCATGGAGGCCCTGGGCAATTTCACCCGGACCTACGGCCCGGCGGCGAGCCAGTATCTGCGCTCCATCGGCATCACCGCGACCGACGCGGGCCAGCGCATGGAGCAACTGGGCAACCACCTCCGCTCCATGGGCTTCGCCCCCGGCAAGGAGGGCACCACCGGCTACGCGATGGGCAAGCAACTGGCCTCGTTCCTGGGGGTCAGCGAAAACGACGCTCGCGCGGTGGCGGATCCTGAATTCGCCAGACGCCGCGCCGAGCAACGGGCGGTCGCGGCCAGGGCCGGGCTCAACGTGGATGTCTGGGATAAGAGCGCCCAGAGGCTGATGACGGTATTCCGTCAGTTCGACAACTTGCTTGATACGATCTGGAAGAAATTCGGCCAGGACGTGATGCCCGGCCTCACGGATCGCTTCGAGCGACTCTACAAGATCCTCCTCAACTACCTCCCCCAGATCACCGATTTCTTCAACAAGATGGGCAAGGCCATCGTGTGGGTCGTCGACCTGTTCCTTGTCTTCATCGACACGGTCCAGAAGCTGGATCCGGCGCTGCTGAAGATGATCGAGCAAATCGGCATGGTCGTGGCGGCGGTTCGGATCCTCAGTTCCGGCCTGCTCGCCTCCCCGCTGTTCTGGTTCATCACGGCGCTGACGACGCTGCTGCTGCTGATGGATGACTACAACCACTGGAAGAACGATCAGAAGAACGGGACCAACACCTCGGCCTTCGACTGGTCCGGCTTCGACTCGATGAAGAAAGGCATCGACAAGTGGGGCGAGGACGTTCTGGGCGTCAAATGCCTGTTCGACAAACTGGTCATCGCCATGATGGCCCTGTTCGCCGCCCCCATGTTGGCGGGTCTGGGCTCCTCGGCGGCGGCGGTCGCCGGTATCGGCAAGGCCGCGCTCAGTGCCTTGCCATTCCTCGCGAAACTGTCCGGCTGGCTGTCGCTGCTGCTGTTGGCGGGCGACACGCCGGGCAGCGGCACCAAGAAGGAACTGAGCCCCGAGCAACAGAAAGCCGTGGAGGAGATCAACAAGCGGCACGGCTATACGGGCGACTTCCTCCACGACATGCGCAAGTGGCTGTTCGACATGCTGCCCGACCAGACCGGCGCGGCGGGCCGCGCGCTCAACCCGGACACACCCGGCGGCGGCGCTGGCGGCGCGGGAGGCTCCAGCGCACCACCCGGCGCGGTCAGCACCAACACCGCCTCGGGCGCTTTCATGCAGGCGGGGTCGGGATCCAAGCCATCGGGCCAGGAATTGCTCGACTACCTCATGAGCCCGCAGGGCGGGTCCTGGACCAACGTGCAGGCGGCCGGGATCATCGGCAACCTGATGCAGGAGTCCGGGCTCAACCCCAACGCCGTCGGCGACGGTGGCGCGGCCTACGGTATGGCGCAGTGGCACCCCGACCGGCAGGCTCGCTTCCGCGAGCGCTACGGCAAGCCGATCCAGCAAGCCTCGTGGCGGGAACAGATCGACTTCCTCAACTGGGAACTCACCGGCACCGAGAGCCGCGCGGGGGCCGCGCTACGCGGCGCGGGATCCATCGAAACCGCGACCATGGCGGCGCTCGGGATGGAGCGGCCGAAGGACTGGAACACCAGCCCCGCTGAACTCAACCGGCGGCTGCCTTACGCGCGGGCGGCGCTGTTGCCCGGCTCGGTCGCCGGTCAGCCCATGGTGGCGGGCGGTGGTGGCGGGGCTGTCGGCCTGCCCGGCGGCTGGCAACCGGGCGCACCGATGGGCGGGGCTGGCGGCGTGGTCATCAACCAGACCACGGAGATCAACGTGGCCGCCGGACCAACGGCGACCGACACCGCGCAACGGGTCGCGGGGGCCCAGACGCGGGTCAACGAGTCTCTGGTTCGCAACACGAGGTCGGCATTGCGATGAGCGGAACTCTCAGCGGCATCCTCGGACGGCTCAACCCGTCGGCGGTCACCGGCATCCAGCAAGCCCTCGGGCTCGCGGGCGGCCCACTGTCCACGCTGAATTTCCCGCTGACGGCGGTCATCCGCATGGGCCGCTCCATCGCGTTCATCGTCCCCGACGTGACCATCGACGAGCACCACTCCGACCGGATGGAGATCACCACCCACCCGGTCAGCGACAACACGCCCATTTCCGACCACGCGTTCATGCAACCGGCCACCGTGACGATGCGGTGCGGCTGGACCAACGCCAACCCGCTGGCGGGCATCACCGAGTCCGTGGCTGGCGTGGCGACCTCGGTCCTCTCGGGCAATTTCGTCATGCCCTCGCTCAGTAACGGCATGGGAAGTATCAGCAACCCGTTCAACTCGGCGACCGAGACCAGGGCGCGCGATGTCTACAACCGGCTCCTGGCGCTGCAGAAGCAACGCGAACCGTTCACCCTCAGCACCGGCAAGCGGCGCTACACCGACATGCTGATCACGGACATCTCGGTCACCACGGACCGGCACAGTGAGTACGCCCTCATGTGCGAGGTCCACTTGCAACAGGTCGTCAGGGTCGCCTTCAAGACGGTCCAGGGCACGGCGCAAGGCCAGGGTCAGAGCGGGGCACCGCAGACCACCAACCCGACCGGCCAGACCGGCCCGACCCAGCCCACGAGCAACCCGAATTCCCTGATCCGGCAAATGACCGGCTGGCATGACATCAAGCTATTCGACCCCGGCTCGTGGTTCGGGAACAAGTAGGAGCGTCCATGGTCACCATCGCGGAAATCCCGATCAGCCCAGACCCGCAGCGCATGACCCTCACGCTCGGGGACACCACCTACCGGGTCACCTTCCTCTACCGCGAGGCGGACGAAGGCGGCTGGGTCATGGACATCGCCGACGATCAGGACACGCCCCTGGCCTGCGGGATCCCGCTGGTGACCGGCCAGAACCTCCTCGTGCAGCTTCGCTACCTGGGCATCGGCGGCGCGGTCACGGGCGGCATCGCGGTGGCATCGGACGGCAACGACAACGTGCCCACCTTCGACGGCCTCGGCTCGGCCTCCCGGCTCTACTGGATCACCGACCCATGAGCGGCAACAAGGGCGTCCCCGACACGCTGGACCACCGCGAGCGCTGGTCAGATCCCACCGAGGCATCCCAGGCCGCCCACGACGGGCGGCAGGCCGCCATCCACACGTCCATGCCGGGGATCATCGTCTCCTACAATCCGGCCACCCTGACGGCCCGCGTGAAGCCCGCCATCCAGGGCAACCTCCGCTCGCCCGAGGGCAAGATCAGTCAGGTGAACCTCGCGGAATTGCCCGACGTGCCGGTCCACTTTCCGGGCGGCGGCGGGGCCATCCTGACCTTCCCGGTGAAGCCCGGCGATGACTGCCTTCTCGTGTTCTCGGAGCGCTCGATTGACTACTGGCACCAGCTTGGCGGGCAGCAGAAGCAGCAAGACTGGCGCATGCACGACATCAACGACGCGATCTGCATGGTGGGCGTGCGCTCCATGCCCGCCGTCCCCGGCTCGGTCAGCGGCACCACCACCCAGCTACGCACCGACGACGGCTCGGTGGTCCTCGAACTCGACCAGGGCGGCACCATCCGGCTGGTCGCACCCTCCACGGTCATCATCACGACGCCGCTGGTGAAGGTCTCCGGGGACGTGATCGCGGGCACGATCAGCCTGCGCAACCACCGCCACAAGGACACCCAGCCGGGCGGCGGCGAGTCGGGAGTGCCAAAGCCATGAGAGTGCGCAGACTGGACGAGAACGGCGACTACGTGTTCGGCGGCGACCAGGGCTCGTTCCACCACGACAACGCCGACGGCGTGGCGCAGGAGATCATGACCCGGCTGCGCCTGATGACCGGCGAATGGTTCGCGGACCTCACCGAGGGCACCAACTGGGCGGGCGGCGTGCTCGGCGAGCGCACGGCGGGCACCAGGGACGCCATCGTGCGGGACCGGGTCCTCGACACCCAGGGCGTGCTCACCATCGACCGCTGGTTCTCGGCGCTGGATCCCACCACGCGGGAATGGTCGGTCGCCATGACCGTGAGCACCATCTACGGCCCGGTGGCGCTCGGCGTGGTCCGGCTGGCGGGCGGCCTGCCCGAGGGAGCCTTCCCGCCCGACGCCCAGCCACCCGGTCACGGCGCGCTCCTCGGCGTCCTCGCCACGGGCGGCACGGAATTGACCATGCGCCCGGCGGACCTTCGCTTCGGGCCCCGCGCGGACATCACGGACTTCGTCATCGTGGGCATCGACGCGGGCGTCTCCTGATGTCCGGCATCCGTCTGCGCGCTCCCACCCGGCCCGGCCTCAACATCCCCCTGGTGGTGACCGGCGCACCGGATCGCACCGGCCGCGTGGTCAGCCTGGGGCCCATCGCCAGAGCCCGTCCAGGCGGCGGCGTCGCTCCACGTGGAGAGTTGACCGCTCCCCCGCCCCCACCCGTCCAGGTCCTCGCCCCACGCCCGGAGCGGGCCATCCAGACACGGGCACGGCCGGGGCCCACGATCCCCGTCCCCGGCTCGGAGCACGGCGTCCGGACGGTCAGCCTCGGGCCGCTCCCACGCGTGGAGCCACTGGTCGAGGTCACCCCGCACGCGCAGACCGGAGCCCTACAGGTGGGCATCCTGGGGGGCAGCAAGACCACGGTCGCCATGACCCCGGCGGATCTGACCAAGGGGCCCCGGACGGACATCACGCTGTTTCGGATCATCGACCTGGACGCCGGGGAGTACTAGATGTCAGGCACCCTCACTCAATCGCAGACCGCCGCCTACGTCGACCTGACCGGGATCCACTCCCCGACATACGCGGACGTGGTCGCCTATCTGACAGCCCAGTATCAGCAGATCTACGGCTCGGACGCGATCCTCCCGCCCGACAGCCAGGACGGCCAGTTGATCGGCATTTTCGCGCTCGCCATCGCCGATACCAACGCAACGGCCATCGCCGTCTACAACAGCTTCAGCCCGAGCACGGCCCAGGGAATTGGCCTCTCGCAGGCGGTCAAGATCAACGGCATGCGCCGGGCCACGCCCACACCTTCGGTGGTCGACCTCGTGATCATCGGGCAGGCGGGCCGCGTCATCATCGACGGAGCGGCCGAGGACTCGTCATCCAACCGCTGGCTCCTCCCGGCGGCGGTCTCCATTCCTCCCACGGGAGAGATCACCGTCCACGCCACGTGCGAGACCCCCGGCTACGTCACCGCCCAGGCCCACACCATCACCCGGATCTCGACCCCCACGCTCGGCTGGCAGACCGTGGACAACCCCCTGGCGGCCACCCCAGGCAATCCCATCGAGACCGACGCGGCGCTGAGACAGCGCCAGAGCCAGTCCACCGCCCTGCCCTCGCGCACCGTCCTGGAGGGCATCGTGGGCGGCGTCCTCGGGCTGCGGGACGTGACCCACGTCAAGGCATACGAGAACGATACCGGCGGCACGGATCCCGTCACCGGCCTGCCCGAGCACTCCATCGCGCTGGTCGTGCGCGGCGGGGACTCCATCGAGATCTGCACCACGATCATGGCCAAGAAGACGCCGGGCTGTTTCACCTACGGCACGACGCGGGAAATGGTCGCGGACGCCTACGGGCTGACCCATGACATCGGCTACTTCATCCCCACCCCGATGATCATCGGCGTCAAGATCACGCTGCGCCAGTTGCCCGGCTACTCGACCAACGTCGGCCAGTCCATCCAGAAGACGGTCTCCGACTACATCAACAATCTCGGCTCGGGCGTGATGGTCACCTACTCGAAATTGTGGCTGCCCGCGAACCTCTGCGACGAGATGACCGGCCTGCCCGTGGGGGCCACCAACACCTACGACATCACCGACATGACCATTGCCCACCCGGCTGACGTGGGCACCTACGGCACGGCCAACATCCCCATCACGATCTACGAGATCGCCCAGTGTGACCCGATCAACGTGATCATCACGGTCACCTGACATGCCCACCATGAATGACTACCTGGGCCGCGTGACCTCGTGGCACAGCGACAAGCCGCGTTTCATGAGCGTGCTGGCCGCCCTGGTCGCCCCCATGGCCGACGCCCAGGCGCTCCTCAACAAGCTGCGCGCGGACTTCAGCCTGGACACGGCGGTCGGGGTCCAGTTGGACATGGTGGGCCAGTGGATCGGCCGCTCGCGCTATCTCCGCGCGCCCATCCTCGGCGTGTTCTTCGCGCTGGACGAGCCGGATGTCCGGGTCGGGTTCGACGAGGGCGTGTGGCTGGAGCCGCACCAGGACAGCAACGGCGTTGTCGCCCTCGAAGACGAAGCCTACCGCTCGATCCTGAAATTGCAGGCGGCGGCGAACTCGTGGGACGGCACCGTGCCGCACATTCGCGAACTCCTCGATCTCGTGTTCCCCGGCGTGGTCGTGGATGACCGAGGCGACCGGCCCGGCGGCGTGATGACCATGGAGGTCCTGATCCCGTCGGGGATGATCTCGACCCTTGGCCTGCTCGCCCTGGAGCAAGACTTCCCGGTCAAGCCCTCGGGCGTGCGCGTGACCTTTTTGGAGACGACGGTCATCACCGACCCGCTGTTCGGCCTCGACATGGTCTTCGACCCCGACGATCCAGGGCCATTCGCGGGCTTCGACGAAGGGGCGTGGGGCGAAGTGGTCCTCGTCCTCTAACCAACCCCAACGGAGCGCCCCATGGCAGTCAACGATTTCCTCGTGTTTTCCGGCGACCCGGCCGCCAACGTCATGCCGCAGAATGACTACAGCGACGCGGGGTTCACCACCCGGCTGGTGGGCTTTACCAGGGGCACCGCGATCTCGCTCCACATGAACAAGGTCTGGCG